TCATCTTGTGATGTTTCTTTCAATAATTCTAATGAAGATGCCACAAAATTAGGCCCAACTTTTAAAAGTCTTTGATACAAATCAAAAGAAGTATCAGTAGGAAAAACTGGATAAGTTATCTTACTTATTATTGGCCCATAATCTAAATTTTCTGTCATCTTGTGAAAAGTTAATCCTTGTTCATATTCATTATTCTGAATAGTGTAATCTAAAATATTTGTTCCACCATATTCAGGCAATAATCCTGTGTGTACATTAAAACATTTTTCAGTATCTTTAATAATCTTATCATACTGAACTGATAGTTTTATATCACACTCAGTATTTATATCTACAATAGGTAAATCTATATTACCCTCTCGTGTTGGATTTACACTTGGTACATAACCTACAAGTTCATATTTATCTTTTAATTTATTAATGACTAATTCTGTTAAATAGGTAGAACCTAAAATTAATATTTTATCTATAACCATCTTTCCTCACATATTTTTAATAGTTCATCATAATCTTGCGTTCCAAGTATTTTATTACAACCCAATTTATTCAACCAACTATCACTCCACCATACCGTTCTTGGTGAAGACTTACATTTAGGATGTCCATAAATCACAACATCATCTCCAAAATAAGCTGATAAAACTGCGTTTCCACCATTTACAGTTACGGTATGTTTTGTTTGTGAATAAATCCAAAATTGAGCTCTGTTAAACCCTATTTGATGTTCATCCATAACATCATAAATGGTAGTTATACTTGGAAACTTACTAACAACTTCATAATCATGAAACTCAAATGAAGGAACATCATCGTAATAACTATCTCCCTCTCTTCCTGTTCCGTTGTATCGTAAATAATAAATCTTGTATTTGTCATGAAACTTTTCAAAAAAACTTTCTAAAAATTCTAATGATAAATAATTGTATGGTTTTCTATTTGACCACTCAGGATTAAATTTATTATTAATAACAATAATATCTTTATCCTCTTTTATTTTTGATTCTTGAGAAAAATATTCTTTATATGGTGGTGGTTCCCAAGTTTTCCATTTATTTATAGGATTAAAATTCCCATCATAAACATCATTAGTTTGTCCACTCGTACTAAATAATCCATCACGATTTCCTTGAATTAATTCATCAGCAAAATAAAATACTTCTCTCATACCATTTAATGTTCTTACTGAAACTTTATCTCCATTTTTATGATGATAGTATGCAATTGGAGCATGTTGAGCCAACATCCAAGTAAATTCCGCTGAACAATTAAATGTTTTCATAATAAGATTCTGCTAATTCAAACTCTGTCATGTTATCAATATCAAGTCTTTCATCTATAGGTATAGAAAATAAATCACTATCTGGTGTTTTAATATTATTGTATTTATTAAATTCTTCTTTTGAAATAATCACAATACCAAAATTTAATTTATAAAACTTCTCAGATAAATCTTGGCTCTTTGGATGATTTGGCCAATCATAATTTAGTGGTTTATCATTCCTCCAAATATAATCTTTAATTTCATCAGCACCAATCAATGATTTACCATTATAACTATTAATTGCATCTATGTAAGTATCATAAGTGATTAATGGACTTGTACATTGACACAACATAGAATGTTCTGTATTTGTATTCATTAAAACATCTCTCCAATATGAAGTTATTGGAGCATCTGAACTTGCTAATCCTGATTCTCTTTCAATAAATCTTACATCGTATTGTTCAGCTATCATTGCTGATTCTTCGCAATCACTATTAACAACTATATCAGCAATTAAACCGGATTCTTGTAACTTAATTAAAGTTAGTAGTTTATATTCTAATAAACTTTTTTCTGCAAATGGTCGTGTGTTCTTACTCTTTACTCTTTCAGAACCAGCTCTTGTTGGAACTACTGCAGTTATTCTATTCACTTTCCCCCCAATACTTTTCCCATGATGTAAACTGAATTCCTTTATCATCAATGTATTGAACTGCTCTTGGTTTTTCTGCTGTAACTTTGGTTACAAATTGTGCCATATCATGTTCTTCTAACCATTCCCAAACTAATTGTGTTCCTGTTTTACCATTTACTAATCCTCTATCTGGTTTTGCTTTTGCGGTAAAGATAACAATATCATAATCCTTTGATAATCTTTCTAATGATTCTCTTGAGCCTTCCATAGGTTCATCATAAATTGTTCCATCATGATATCCTTTTGAATTTTTATGAATCACACCATCAAAATCTACTGCAATATTTTTCAGTTCATCTTTGAATCCAATCTCACGAACTTCTCTATTACTATTGTAGTGTGCAATATCCTCTGGTTTATTACCACCAATTGGCGGACAAACCTTTCCACTACCATGTGTTAATTCGTATTGTAATAATAATGATAACACTTCTGAAGTGTGGTAGTACTCAACTCCTAATTGTACTTCTGATGTTTTTGGAACACTTTCAATTAATGGTTTTGCGGTTATACAACCTAACATCATATCATTTGAATAACCCCATTGTAATGCCTTAATAATATCTCTTGAAGTTCCTGATGATGAGAATCCTAAGATTAAAGATTTTTTCATTTGAGATTCTGTTTTACTTGATGTTACCATTTTCAACCATTGAACCATCCATTGGTCAAAGTTTGTATCATTGATTAGTGATGTAACTAATGTTCCACTACCAGGACATTGTGCATTTTTTGTTCCATTACTCAATCTTGATATATCAATAGCTGCGTGGTCTGCAACTGCAAGATTTCCACCATGTCCTAAAACATAAATGTCATCTGCTTCATTAAACTTATCTTGTAGTTCTTTCCATTCATCTGAATTAACTACTTTATAAAACACTTGGTCAATACTTTCTATATTTAACATCTCATCTCCTACAATATTGTTTCATATAATTTATTTTGGTACTCTTGTTTTCTAATATCTTTTTTATGTTCTAAAGTTAATTCTTCATGTGGTGGTAAATGAGAATATGTTTTGGCCCCATCAATGTGTTCGTGAACTGGTTTCACCCATTTTATTTCATCTGAGTTTCTAAATATTCTCGCTTGATAATCTGGAAAGTTTATCCAACCTTTTTCTGTTGTTCTCCAACCCCAATGTTTTATGTGCCAATCTGTAATACCCTCTACGGTATTGATTCTTGGAACCCATATTAAATCTGTTTCATTTATAGCTAATATTGTTGGTAATTGTTTGATTAGTATTTCATTTGGTTTTTCATCTGCATCAATAGAGAATATATAATCACCACTACATTTTGATTTTGCGAAGTTCTTTAGTTTAGAAAAATCTTTATTAAAATGAAAATCATGTACTTTAAACTCTCTAAAATATCCACCATATTCATATTTTTCTAACACTTTATCCAATGCATAGAAGTCATCTTGAACAATACTTTTTTCTCCAACCTTTGATGTATCTCTGATAACTATTACTTCATCTTCATTTCTAATATGATGAGATAAATGATATAATAAATTATCTAATTCTCTATGTTCGTTATAACAAGTAATACTATAACTAATGGTCATCTTATTCCATCTCCATCTTATCTTGTAATTGTGTAGTTTGTGATTCTAATAATTCATCCACCAATCTTTTTGGTAATCTATCATAATCTGTTTCAAGATAAACTCTTCTCTTTAAACATTCTCTTCTATCATAACTTCTCCAAACATCCGTTCTACCAACAAGAAGTTTAATTTTACGATATAATCTTGCAACATCCTCTCGATTCCTCTCAAATCTTTCAGGAATATTTGCTTGAATTGTTCCCTCTTTCATTTCTAATGCAGTTTTTTCTCCCACCGCACCACTTATTCTTTTTAACATTCTTCTTAATTCACTTTTTTTAATTGGTTGTTCTCCAAAAACATGCAATTGTAACCCAATAACATATCGTTTAACTCTTCCTGTAGTTTTTTTGATAAATTTATAATCAGGATGAATAATCAAAACAGTTCTTTTCATTCCCCTCTTTTCACCTTTTGTTTTATAGATGAAATTAACTATTTGTCCTGATTCTACTAATGGCCAAGAAGTGTTCTTTAATCCCATTAATCTAATTCCTTAATGATACCCATCTCTTTACATGCATCTAAGAACTCATATTGTCCAAATGTTTTAGAATTATCTACATCCAACATCATATCATGACCTTCATATTTAGAATCTTTTTTCTCTTTATCAGTTAGTTTTCTAACTTCTGCTAATTTATACACCCAATTATTTTTAGTTCCCTCAGGATATATCATTCCTAATTTACCCATGTTCAATACACTTGGAAACCACATAATATTTCTATCATCATCAAATAATGCAACATCATTCATTAATTGTGTTGCACCCAATTGAGCTTGTTTTAGTTCTGGTGAATCCCAAGTATATGATGAATTACTTGTGTATCCACAATTAAAACACATATAAGAACTAAACTCTTTTTTTGTATCTTCTGCCACTTGTTTATCATGAAAACATCTATCTTCATTAAAACATACTGGACAAGTTATTTTTGTTTCTGCCATCTTACTCTCCTACCTTCTTCAATTTAGGTAATTTTAATTCAACTTTCTGTGGAACTGAATCCAATAATGGTTTAATAAGTTCACTTAACTTATCTCTCATCTTTTCGTAACTGAATTGTTTCTTACAAAATACTTCTAATTGTTTTGCTTTAATTAAATACTTTTCATAGTTTGTAAAAACATCAACCATACAATTTGAACCATCTTGGTAGTTCACAGTAAACCATTGTGCTCCCTCAAAATAAATATCACCAGGGAAAGCTTCTTTAGGTACTTTTGTTAAACTTCCGTTCAATAATGTGGAATAATTTGGATTTAAGAAATCTAAATGTCCACTCCAACCTGGTGCAATAATTGGTTTACCACTTTGAGTTGCCTCCAATAGTGGTCTACCAAATCCCTCACCATGTGTAAAAGTAATGTGAGCTTTTACTTTTGGATGATTATATAATTCATTCATTTGATTATCTGTAAAGTCTCCATGAACTAAATAAATTGGTGGAAGTTTTGTACCCTTTACATCCTTTTTAATCATTCTAATCTTTTTAAGTATATCCTCTCTATCGATAACTGAGAATCCTGCTCCACTTGTTTTTAAAATTAATCCTGGTTGTTTTTCTTTATCTTTAAATGTTTCTAAAAATACTTTAATCAACATACCAGTATCTTTTCTATCTTGTCCTAATCCACCTTGTAACCAATGACCACAAAATAAATAGTTCCAATCTGAATCTATTTCATCAAACACTTCATTAACTTCATCAGAAATTTTTGTAGTGGAAAAATAAACATCAGTATCTACACCCTCGAATAAAACTTCCATCGGTTTATTAACTTTAAGTTCTCCAACTTTATTTCCTTGTTGGTCTTTCTGTTCAAAAACTGCCTCATTGAATCCGTGTCGTGAAAATTCAGAAGTTAAAATATTCATATCCATACGATTCATTCCCTCAACCCATTTTACTGGTGGGATTGTTGATTCAATACCAGCTGTCATACCAACATTCTTTTTACCTATTGTTTGAAATTCATTTGGTACAACTAAATGTAAATGTAAATCTGGTTGTCTTTCTAATGAATTTGTTTTTAAAATCCTTTTTGATATTTCTTGATGAACCTTGTTATCTTTTTCAAGAGCGTTTTTAGGTGTTACTCCCCAACGAACTGAATTAACTTTTACATCATAATCTAAATCAATTAAAGCTCTTACAATATCTCTTGAGTGGTTTCCATATCCACTACGAGTTTCAACTGGTGCTGTTACTAATACTAATTGTTTACTCATTTATCCCTCACACTTTATAAACATTAATCTTTTTTCTTGGTGTCCATTTTTCAAATGCTCTTTCCATATGTTGTATAAATAAACCACCCATACTACGAGCACTCATGTTTGAATCATCACTCTTTACGAAATAGTGTCCTTTGATTCCACATCTTCTTCTTTCTTCTTTATCCATATCATACCACTCTTTTAATCTGTTAGATGCATCTACCCAATCACATCTATCATCAAAAATATATGGTGTTGGAACTGAACCCATTAAAGCTCTTGAACGAGGCCAAACTGGTTTTGCCCAATCACCCCAAGTTAATTCTTCATTGTTTTCCCACTTTCTCCAATCATGAAGTGATTTAATTTCTTTGTAATCATCGGATGTTAAGAACTTATCATTGAGTTTAAATCCACATTGGTCTTGTAAACCACCCGTAACATTTACGATGATTGGTGTTCCTGCCATCAATGATTCACAAGTTCCTAATCCAAATCCCTCATTACTTGCAAGATTCATAGTTACATCTGCAATATTATACAAGAAGTTCATTTGTTTGTTATCAAGTTTTTGGTGTGAAAAAACTACATTAACCTCTGGCATTAAATGTTCAATCAATCTTGGTAAATCAGTTCCGTTATCATCAACTGGTTGAGTGTGCATTACATAAGTAACTCTATCTCTTTTATCTTCAGGTAATTGATTGACAAATTCTTTAAATGCCAATAACGAATCACCAACCATTTTTCTTCTGATATTTCTGTTCACATATAGTAAAACAAAATCATTTGGACGATTACCTAACAATTGATTTTTAAATTTTTTCATTTCCAATAATTCTTCTTGTTCTGTTATTGGATAAAAACTATTTTCATTAATTCCATGTGGAACATATGTTGAATCCCAATCTGTTCTTGGTTTATTTTTACAAACTTCATCTACAATTGCAACAGTCTGTTTAGAAATGTTCATAATTAAATCACAACTCTCATAATAATTTTCATTATATTGTGGAGCTGGCCAATCATCCCAAATATTGTAATAGAAAATTGGAATGTTCTGTCTGATTTCATGTTCCATGTTATACAACCACTGCCAGAATCTTGGGTCTGTATAGTGTAAGATTGCATCTGGTTTTTCTATTTCCATGATTTGTTTTAATAAATCAGGATTACCATAGCCACTTGTTGGATAAATTTTTAGATAAGCATCTGCAACACCTGTTTCTTTTCTCAAATCATTACTTATATCAAAAGCTTGACCTTCTTCAGGATGTTTTATAGCTCCACCAATTTGTACCCAATCATATTTATCAATAGTGTTTAATACTATCTCTCTGGACATAGTTCCTACACCACTTGACATTCTCAAATCATCTGATAATAATAATATTTTCTTCTTCTCTCTATAAAGAGTTTTCTCTATATTTACCGATTTTAGTTTAGGTAGTTTTACTTCTGTCATTTGTAACCCTTATTGTTTAATTAAAATTTACTTCCACTTTGATGAAGATTTTGATGTTCTAAAATAGATTGCCTAAATTCTTCATCATAAACAAACTTATCAAGAGTTCTATTTACTAACTTTTGTAGAGAGAATTCATTATCTATCGTTTCATTTTTGAATTTCTTATATAACTCAGTTATAACCTTAACCGAAGTTAGTTTTAATTGTTCACTCATAACTTATTTCCTTATAATATGTATATACTTATATATAAATATATAACTAATCAATAATAATATAGTTTTTTCCAACTTTTTTTGCATGTTTCAAAGCACTTAATGTACCCTTTGAAACCACACCATTGGAACAAAACGCTACTATTCTATCACTATATTCAATTAATTCTTTGTTTCTTTGATGAAAATACCACACTTGATATGGTTTCCCGTAGTTAAAACTTTCTTTAACACAATGTATATTATGTGGATAATGTTTCGGTGGAAACTCTGAATACTTTATATCAAAATCTAAAGAGAACTTTTTAGCGTATCCATCACTACCTTCTTTTTGTCCACCACTTACTATTTCTAATTCATCTCCAAATTTTTCTTTTAACTTGAAAATAAAATCTTTTATTTTTCTTGAGTTAGTGTAACTCCTACTCCCTATAATTGCTACTCTCATCGTCATTTCTTTTTTGTTGTCTTTTTTTAGGTTTATCTTTATCTGATGTTACAAACTCGTATGTTTTTTTGAATTCTTCTAACCCATTAAGTATGTGTTCAGCTCCACCACCATACACCCAACTATATCTTGAGTAGTGAATGTGATTAGCATTATAAATTCTTGTTGGAATAATATCATACCAAATAAAATCTCTTTGTAAATCAAAAAAATTATTTCTGATGATTGTTTTGAAATTGTTGTGTGGTAATCTATCCCACTTGACTAAAAAATCTTTTGGATTAACTTTATCGTTTTGATTATACCACAAATATAATTTTAGATTTGGTGCGGAATTTCCATACTCTGTAAGTTTTTCTATAACTTCATCTTCTCTATCTGTATAGATAAAATCTGGCATATAAACTCTTAAAGTAGGTGTTATCATATCATTTTCCTATCACATAGTTCTGGTTTATTTCTAAACTCACAATACTTACAATTCTTATCTGAAACTTCTTTACGATATTCTTTTATGATGTGTTCTCCATTATCATCAAAACAATCATCCATAAAGTTTTGTAATCTGTTTATAACTTTGTTAATACTTGGTTTACCGCTTGCTGGTACAAAAGTTTGTATTCTCTTTTGTGGATAAGCTAAGTTTTCATATAACTTTCTCTTTAATATTAAATATTCAACTTCTATATTTTCAATAGCAACATCTCTTTCCTTTGAAAAGAATTGTTTGTACAATAATAATTGAGCTGTTTTATTCTTATCAGCCTTTTGATATTTGTTCCAACCATATGTTGCAGTTTTGATATCAATGATTTTAACTTTACCAGTCTTTTTATTATGAATAACTACATCAATATAACCCCTAAACTCAATGTTTTTAGGTAGTTCATACCCAAGAGACATTTCAATCCCTACTAATTCTGTATTCTTTTTTGGAAAGTATCCTGACTTTCTTTTCTTAAATTCTTCAATAATATTCAAACCATCTTGAAAAAACTCTTTCATTTCCTCTAATGTGATTTCTAATTCATCATTTTGTTCTCTAGCACTTTTGAAGTTTTCTTCCATTCTATATTTTAGAATTTCATTTAATGGTAGATTGTCAGCTTCTTTGATAGTTTTTTCGTAATAACAAACTAAATATGCTTGAATAGTTTCGTGAACACTCGTTCCAAAGACCGTATAAATATTATCAGTAAATGTTCCAAGTTTATCTACATAATTTAACTTCCACATATGTGGACACTTGTCCCATTGTGAAAATTGTGAATAACTAATTTTATTCATCTATAATAGCTCTTCCTTTCATTTCTTCCCAATCACGATTATCACGAACTTGGTCATTAACATTTTCAACTGCCTCTAATAATCCATATGTTTCAAATTGATTGATAATCGCACTTAAATCTTTTGGTAAACAATGTCCACCATAACCATAATCACCATCAGGACCAGGTACTGCCCAATGTGATTTACCAAGTCTCTCATCATAAGTTGCATACTCTACAACTTTATCATAATCAATATCAATCTGCTCACATATATTATTCATCTCATTTGCAAATGATACTTTAGTTGCCAAGAAATTATTAATAAAATACTTTGTCATCTCTGCAGTTTTACTACCTGTCTTCACGATAGTTGCCTGTGGAAATACTTTAGAATAGATTTGTCTAAGTTTATTAGTTCCAACTCTATTACCACCTAATATAATTCTTTTCTGATTCTTGAAATCTTCCAAGAAGTTTTCTTCTGTTAAGAACTCTGGATTGAATATCACAGTAACATTTGAATAGTTCTTATTCATATAATCCGTAGTGCCTGGTGGAACCGTAGATTTAATTACTACAATAGGTTTTTCTGTTCTACCCGAATCATAAACATATCCATCAATATCTCTAATCACTTCTTCTACAATACCTGTAAAACAAGTTCCGTCTTTTCTCATTGGTGTAGGAACACAAACAAATATAACTTCACACTCTTCAACTAAATCTTTTAAATTTGGTAAAGTGGATTTACCTAAATCAAATTTATCATAAGTGTGTAAATCATAATGTGATTCAAATCCTACTTTAATAGCAGTACCAACATAACCCTGTCCAACTATTCCTATTTTGCCCATTTACCCCTCGCTACTACTTGTGCCATCACTCCATAGTTTGAGATATCTGAATAACTATCTACCAAACCTTCATTCTCTAAAGAACCATCATCACCTCTCATGATAAGAGTTTTGATTCTCTCTACTTTATCATTAATCCTAAACCAGATACCCATCAAGGATAATCGTTTTTCTTCATCGTTTTTTAGTTCCTGTCCTACTGCAATGTTTTGTGGCCCATAATCGAATTGTTTATGTAGGAATAATTCATATTGTTCTCTTTGTATTGTTTTGAACTCTTCCGTCATTTCAGGATAACTTTCTTCCATATACCCAATAACATCTGTTTGATTCGGGTCATATTCTTGTCCGACATCATCAATGACTAATGTAGAGCTCTCTTTAATAGTCTTTACCATATTTTTCTCCAATTTATTATGTTAGAATATAACACTTTTTTAATATAAGTGTCAAGCTTTTTATTTAATTTCATCAATAATACCATACTCTAAACACTTTTCTGAATCTAAGTAAGTATCGTTTCTTTGGATTCGAGTCCAAAATCTTGAATCTTTTTTAGTAACACTTTCTAATAACTTATTTATATCTTTTTGTAACTCACTAATGTGTTCCACACCTTTTTTAACATCAGTATTTCTACCTGCCTCAAATGTAGAACCCTCGTGTATCATGACTGTAGAATGTTTAGACATTGTTCTCGTACCTGTACCACTTGCCAATAATACTGCAGCTGCACTCATACAAGTTCCAACACAATGTGTGTTTACCTTTACATCTAATCCTCTGATATAATCCACTAACCCTAACATTGCATAAACATCACCACCATATGAGGCAATATTTAAATTAATATCTGTACCTGGATTACATCTTTGTAGATAATCTAATTTTAATATCGTACTATATAAACTATCTATATCAAACTCATAATTCATATAAGTGGTGTTGGTTTTCGAATTAACACCCCATTCAATTTCTTGTAGGTAAAACTTTTCTTCATTTCTGAAATTATTTGCCATTACTTACTCCATATTTTTTTTAATTGTTTATCTTCAACACCATATTTCATTATGATTGCTGTAACTTGTTCTTTTGTTAGGATATCAAGGTAATCCTCAACCTCTTTTGTACTACACTCAAAATAATCTGTTAAGTGTTCCATTGCCCACTTCTCAACTTTAGATTTCTTTTTTGATTTAACATATCTTAAAAATGTTCTACCTCTTGGAATCACATCAATATAAAACTGATACACATTCTTAGGAGCCAACTCCCAATACTTTTGTATTTCATTCACAACTTGTAACCACTCTGATTTCATACTTAGAAAACGATGAACCATGTAATTAGACCAAGTCTTCTTATCACCCTCATCGAGAGAATCCCAATACAAAGTGTTTTGTACATTTGTTATTTGTTTTATGTGGTCGAATAAACTCTTAGACATTTTAGAACCTTTTATATAAATAGGTTATTGTTTTTTGAAACCATCAATAAATCTATCAACCCACTCATTTTTTTTCAAATCAATCAACAATGTGATTCTATCAGTATCACCATCATTAAACATTGTATGATTCAATCTTACATTAAATGTATGTATGTGTGCAGGTATCATTCTAAAGTTTTTAAATCGTGGTTTAAATCTTTTATTAAATGTATAAAGTGTGTAGGAATTTTCTTCTGTCCATTCCTCTTCTAATTCTTCATCTGTAATTGCAAACCAACAGTGGTTATTTGTTTTTATTGGTATTTGAAATCTAACTATATCATCACCCATATCTTTATCATTGTGGATACCATATGATGTTCCTGCCTTTCTTCTCATTAATCTGAATGATGTTACTTCTGTTTCAAAACTATTGTATATTTCTTGAAAGTAAGGTGTTTTACTTAGAATATCTGTACATGGTTCATTTTGATATGCAGTTTTGTAAATACCATTAAAATTATTCACACTTGGTAGTGATATACAATGTCCAAATGCTCCATCTTCGTACTTACCATGAGTTTCTGCCGTAATCAAATCATTCTCTAACTTTATTAAATCATACTCTGGCCCTATCTTCCAACCTGTATCAAAATTTCTCATCTTCTCCTCTATTATCAAAATGACAAAAACCTTTATTCTCTTCATAAAAGTTTTTTAGTTCTTCCCAATTCTCTATGTTTTTATAGTTCTCTTTTGTATTTAATTTTACACCTGAAAAGAACCCAAATAAATCTTCATAAAATAATATTCTTGAACTATTATGATTTTTTAAATAATCAATAACCTTGATTGATGTTTCTTTAATACCTTGTATATCCTTTTTTATATCTTCAACCTCAATCTTTTCAATTTTTAACTTGTTGTATTCATCTTTTTCTTTTTGTGAAAATGTTTCAACTCCAAAATCTATTGGTCTCCACTTGTCCGTTCTTTTTGCTAAATTTAATGAAATTGCCTGTTCAAATACATTTCTTCTTGATAAGAAAAAAACAATATCATGATAATCTATCAAATCTAAATGTATTTTTTTCTGTGGATAAACACCATATTTTATTCCAAGAGTATTTTTATCTTTGTAAATTCTATCTAAAAATTCTGTAATACCTAAATTACTAACTAATTTATAGATATTATCATCAAATCCAAACTCCCATACAAATTTCTTTGATGAAACTTCTTGTAGTGTTTTACAAAATTCTGTTGTACCACTACGACTACAACCTAATACTAATACTTTATTTAAATGCATTTCCTAACATCCAAGTTATTAATGAGTAACGAGTTCCATTAGTGATTGGTGTTACTCTATGTGATAAAAACGCGGGAAATATTGTGATACTCCCTCTCTCTCTTGTTGCGGTATAATTTTTTTCACCTGAATCTTCTGTGATTCCAAATTCTAAATTTCCACCCTCATATGTTGTTTCATCTGATAACTGAACTATGGCAGTTAGTTTTCTCTTAGAAGTTTTTTTAGAACCACAATCAGTATGCCATTCATATTTACCACCAACACCATACTTTAAAAGTTTTACATCTTCCATTTTTTGTATATCGAAGTTCCAAATGGATAAGTTTGATAATTCAAAAACCATTTTTAGTTTATTGTTTAAGGTATCATCTTTGAATATAACTTCTTTATTATTACGAACTTTTTTATTTAAAATATTTTCATCATACTTTCCTGCAAGTTCTGAATCATTTGGATTCACTTCATCCAAATATTTTATTAAGTTATCACATTGTGAATCAGATAAAAAATTCTCTTTATGTACTACAAATTTAAAATTATCATTTTGTATCATACGAATGTATCTCCTACTGCCCAACAAACACAAGAATATCTCTCACCCTTTGTAACTGGTTTTACCTCGTGTCCTGCAAATGATGGATGTATAATTAATTTTCCAACTTCAGGTTCTACTATTGTTCCATCAAACAATCTAAACTCTCCACCCTCATAATCTCGATGGTCATTTAAAAATACAATACAAGTTAGTTTTACTGAACTAAACTTTTGTATTGAGTGAAAATCCGAATGTGGATTATACCAATCACCTACATCATATCTATGTGCCTGTAATCTATTTTCAAATATTCCACTTAAATTATATTTGAATGTTGTTATGTTTGCAATTTGTATTGCACTCCAAAACTTATCAAGATACTTTTGTTCATCCGTTCTACTGATATTTAACATACAAACATTGTCATCCATTACTGTCCTATCTTCTAAGTTTTGAACATAATGCCCTTTCTTTCTTGATGAATTTTTATCTATATGTTTTATCATATATTCACAATCATCTTTTGAAAAGAAATTAGGTTTGGTAATAAACCATCTAAAATCTTGGTTTATCTTCAACTCTTCCATGTTTATATTTTTATATCTCATTTAAAAGTATTTCCTTCTATGAAAGTTATTAAACTATATCTATCATGTTTACTAAATTGTAAAACTTTATGTGCTGCAAACGATGGAAATATAACTAATCTACCTTTTTTTGCTTCAATCGTTTGATTCCAAATCTGTAATCCACCACCTTCAAAATCATCATTTAAAAATATTACACAAGATAATTTAGTACAACTATTAACAACCTTTCCATCTCCTGCTGCAAAATCCGAATGAAGAACATCATCTTCAACAAATGATTCTACTGGATATAACTTACCACACGAGTGTTGTATTTTTGATATATCAAAATTATAAACTAATGTATTAGATATCTTTATTACTTTCCATATCTTATCTAATAACTTTTCATTTTCTATCTCAACATTTTTACAATCTTTACCCCAAACAAAATTATCTTTGTTTACATTACTATCTATAAACTTAATTTCATCATCACACTCTTGAGATGATAAAAAGTTATCTCGAACTAAAAACCACTCAAAATTTTCATTAGATATCACCTGAAATGGTCTCCTATGTATGTTTCTCTCATAATATATCGTTCTCCACTTATTAGTTCAGAAACCATATGGTTTGCAAAAGATGGAAACATAAATAAATATCCTTTTTTGTATGGACACTTAAAAAATTCTTCTTTGTCATTTTGAAATGCAAAATGTAAATCACCACCCTCAAAATCTTTGGGGTCTGATAATTGTATCAAACAAGTTATTTTATTTAAAGATAAAAATCCTTTGTCTGTACCAGAATGCCATTTGAATTGGTTACCAATGTTATATTTTAAAACTCTAAAATCACCTGAAGCTTTTTCTATATTGAAATTCCATACTTTATTATTAGTTAATCTAACAATAGTATCTAATTTCTTTAAAACCCAATCATAATTATTCTTTATATCTTTATTTTTTTCTTCATTCAAATAGAGTTCATCTAACTCTCTGTACTTTGAAAATGAAACTTCATTGTTTTTGTTTGGATTTATAACATCTGCTCTAACCCAACCACCTTCATTTTTTATTTGAGTTAGTAATTCATCACATTGAGCTTCACTTAAAAATGGTAAGTGAATGTACCATTCAAAATTTTTATTTTCAATCACCTAAAATGGTCTCCTACAAATAATTCTTGAATTACATATCGTTTACCTTTAGTAACTGGTGTTACATTATGTGATAAAAATGTTGGAAAGATTGTTAGTGAACCTTTTTTCTTCTCCATAGTGTACCATTCTTTTGTATCTTTATCTTGGATACCAAATTGAACTTCACCACCCTCATATTCACTCGGGTCTGTTAATTGAATTATTCCTACTAACTTTCTTACTGAACAATAACCTGCATTAAAATCTGTGTGCCAACCATAGAATCCACCATCTTGGTATTCTATTAGTTTTAATTCATCATGATAACCTCTGATATCAAATTTGAAAATATCTTTATTTACCATTTGAATAATCGTGTACATTTTCTCTTGTATCCAACCCCAATCGTTGGCAGTTTTATCGGGTCTCATATCATTTAGTGGTTGGTCTGTTAAGTACCACTCTTTTGTTTGTCTGATTTCTGGTATGATTACACTACCCTTTTCATCACCAACACAACCTACAACCTGTTCTTCTGTCTCTGTAACTTGTTTAATTATTTCATCACACTTTTCAGATGAAAAGAAATTTGGTATTTGAATTGAATACTTGAAATTATTATTATGTTTATATTTTCCCATCATTAACAACCTTTTTAGTTTTTGTTAAGGTGAATTGTGAGTTACAATATCATGAGCAATAATAGTTCCATAATCTTGTTCTAACAAGTTATATGTTGTATATTCTCCCTCAATTCTATTGATTTCTACAATTTCTACCCAACCATCTAAATCTCTAACATAATCACCAACTTTTATAATACCACCACCATCTTGTAAAAATGTTGGATTGTTCTCACCAATTGTAGACCAACCCTTATCTCTTAATAAAAATGGATGGTTATCAGTTGCCTTAATTGTTTGTCCACTTTCAACTTTGATTCCATAACAATTATCATGTAGTTTCTTTCTTATAACATTTACTTTACCTTCTTTAAACTCATCATTTTCTTCATCATATTGTAAAATACTTTCTCCTAATTGTATCTCATCAATTCTTTTATAAACACCATCTCCCATGTTGATAACTTGGTCTTCCATTAAACAGAATTTATTATGAACTAATACATCATTTGCAAAATAATTATGATTTGTTGTTATTTCTAATGAATAAGTTTGAACTGGATTTATATCTTCCGTAATATCTGTAATTTCTCTTTCCACTAATTTACCATCACGAAGTTCTAAACACTTATCACCAACCTCTAATTGATTTGATTCTATATCATATCGTTTTTTAGTCCACTCTGGTTTATATGAACTCCAACCTTTTCCAACAACCCAATAAGGATGGTCAAATGTATTTTTAGTGGTTTTACTATTAAAACTTATTTCTATGATATCAGCGTGAACTGGCATATCAATCGTGGTAACTTTACCTGTCTGAATTTCTTCATCTTTGAAATTATAATTCATAACTTCATCACCAATTTCAATTCTTTCAATAGCCTTTGTAGTTCCATCACCCATAGTGATTGGTGTTCCTGCTACAAAACACTTTGGTGGAATATTGTGAACTAAAATATTTGATTGGAAATAAGTATCAATATCTTCAACATCAAGTGAGAACCAAAGTACATCACCATTATTTTGAGTTACTGATGTAACTTCTGTTTCATCACCATTTGGGTCTAAAAAGTAATCTCCAACTTCAATACTATCTGTTGTTGCCCATGACCAAGTTCCACCTTGTTTTACAAAATATCTAATATCACTACTATCCTGTTGTAAATTATAAGGTGCTTTAATACTATCATTAATTAAATAATATCCGTAATTTTCTGTTTTCATTGTTTTAGTAACAATTGAACCTTGAGTAGTAGAACCTGATAAATCTGTTGTGGTATAGGATAAATAATCTTGTGATTCATCTGGCATTCCATATGGTTGATAACTTAAAACAACATCTCCAACTTCTACATCTTGAACTTGTTTTGTTGAACCATCATACATTTTAATTAAACTACCACTTGCAGATGTTTTTGCTCTTTGTGCTATATAATCCCAACTATCTGTTGTTGTCGGATTTAGTTTAATATATTTACCAGCATCTCTATCTGCAAACACAATAATCTTTTCTGGTGTCATCATAAAATCTATTTTACCTACACCCAAGTAAGATTCTCCATCTCGGTAACTTCCACTATGAACAACATATTGTTCAATCAAATCATTGTTATCTACCGCATCTTGATAACTTGAACTTGTTGAATTGTATGTGTAGAACCCAACTGCATTAGTTTGAATACTTGAATCTACAGTTGCACCTTTAACTACATAATCTGGGAAATTATTATTCGGTGTATAAGATGATGTGTTAAATGTTGGTATCAAAGAAGAACTAAATGGTGAGTTATTAAGTACATCTTTAAAATTATCTTTATCAAAAGAACTACTAACAATATCTAACAAATTATCATCTGAATACCAAGGCGTTTGAAAAAATAAATGAAAACTACCTGAGTGTTGTGCTTGACCTCTTTGTGAAAAATAAGTGTGTGTTGAATTATTGTTATATTCAAAATTTGTTGATATTCCATGTCTTGCAAAACTTGAACTAATTAATCCTTGTTGTAAGTATGATGGATTTTGTTTTTTACCTGAAAACCCATTGATGTAACAAGTCGTGTATCCTTGTTCATTTGCATAATCTGATATTACATCAAAGTAACTACCGGTCTGTATTGCTGAACTACCAACTATTCCTATGTTTGTATTAAATTCTACAAACTTTACTTCATTGGAACCACTTTCTATAATGTAATCCATACCACCAAGAA